AGAGATTACAAATGGTCGGGCAAGCTTAAACCGTTTGACCACCAACGCCACACGTCGAGCTTTCTTACCCTGCACAAAAAAGCTTTCTGTTTCAACGAACAAGGAACAGGCAAGACAGCTTCGGTGATATGGGCAGCCGATTACCTGATGAAACTGGGCGAGATAAAACGAGTGTTGGTCATAGCCCCATTGTCTATTATGAAGTCTGCATGGCAGCAGGACTTGTTTAAGTTTGCTATGCACCGCACATGCTCTGTAGCCCACGGCACGTCTACCCAACGTTGCAAGATACTAAACGCGGGGTCTGAGTTTGTAATCATCAATTTTGATGGCGTTGCAGTAATGAAAGACGAGATTATAAACGGGGGGTTCGACATGATTGTGGTGGACGAAGCCAACGCCTATAAGAATGCCCAGACAAACCGGTGGAAAACACTTAGAGATATAACTACTAACATCCCCTGGGTATGGATGCTTACTGGTACTCCAGCAGCACAATCGCCTGTCGATGCGTTTGGTCTAGCTAAACTTATAAACCCTGACGGGGTGCCCAAGTACTTTGGGCAGTTTAGGGACAAGGTTATGTACAAGCTAACCCAGTATATGTGGCGACCTAAACCCGATGCAGATACTACTGTACACGAAGCCCTGCAGCCCGCTATCAGGTTTGAACGTGACCAGTGTTTAGACTTGCCTGCTGTTACTTACGTAGAACGAGACGCACCTCTTACTAATCAACAAGCTACGTACTATAAGACACTTAAAGATCAAATGATGATGACTGCTGCAGGTGAGCAGGTAACATCCGTAAATGCAGCTACCAATTTAAACAAACTACTGCAAATCTCAGGGGGTGCGGTCTATTCAGACACTAAAGAAGTAATTGAGTTTGATGTGAGCAACCGACTAAAGGTTGTCAAAGAAGCAATAGATGAGTCATCGCACAAGGTACTGGTCTTTGTTCCGTTTACGCATACTATTAATTTACTTGAAGAATTTCTCACTAAGAAAAATATCACGTGCAAAATCATATCGGGGAAAGTAACAGTCAACAAACGCGCTGATATTATCAACCGCTTTCAAACAGAAACTGACCCCCGCGTGCTCATTATACAGCCCCAAGCTGCATCGCATGGATTAACTCTTACCGCAGCTAACACAGTAATTTGGTACGCTCCTGTTACTAGCGTAGAGACGTACCTCCAAGCCAACGCCAGGATAAACAGACCGGGGCAACATAACCCCATGAATGTTATCCATATTAGGGGTAGCGCAGTGGAGGACAGACTTTACACAATGCTCCAAAACAACATCACAAACCACAATAAAATAATTGATTTATACCGACAGGAACTAGATGCTTGACAATGTAAAAGACCCCCTGCTAAACTAGCCGTCCCTTTTAAGGAGGTGCGATGGAAACTTCAGCAGATAAATTAGTGTCGGTCTATTTAAAGATTCGTAACGCTATAAAAGATAAAGACGAAGAGATAAAGAAGCTCAAGGAGCAACAGGATACAGTCAGTGACGAACTCCTCAAGCTCTGTGAGTCGCAGGAAGCAGACGGACTAAAGACCCCCTCTGGAACAGTATCCCGCCGTGTTATTTCTAGCTTTTGGACAAGTGATTGGGAACGGATGTATGCCTTCATTGAAGAACACAGTGCTCCACACTTGCTAGAGAAAAGAATACACAACGGGAACATGAAAGAGTTTTTAGCAGACAACCCTGATGTAACACCCGAAGGTCTACAGGCCAAAAATAGATATGCAATTTCAGTAAGGAAACCCACGAAAAAATGAGTCGCCTTACTGTGCAGGACGGTTACTTTTTACATCCTGTAAGTGGGAAAGCAGAATTATCTATAGAAGGTGTCATTACAGATAGCGGTACCCTGTCTAGGAATTTTTACGGGGATGACCAGAAATTAAAATGTTGGTCACTGGATAGTCAGTACCCGCACCCTGATGTGAAGGAGGATACACGACAGTCTAAGCGTTGTATTGATTGCCCCCAAAACATCCGTGGCAGTGGTTCTAAACCCTGTAAATTTTTTACCACTATTAAACTGGTGTTAAACAATACCAACATAGTGTGTGAGTTACGCGTAGGTGGCGCAAGTTTGTTTGCTCAAGCAGTAAATAAAATGAGTCTATACAAGTACATAGACTATCTAAAGCCTAACGGAGAAAGCATTCACACTGTATTAACCGAAATATATTTTGTGCATGGCGCTATACCAAAGATGTATTTCAAACCTTCCCGTCCTTTAGCAGAGGACGAGATGCAAACCATAACTCAGCTTGTAGAAGCTGATGCTAATTTACTTAACCTTTTTAATGAGAGCGAAGATATGAAAAACACAACTTACTTACTCAAGGGTGTCAAAGCCCGTTACCCCAGGCTTGACCAACCCTACCGGTTTGACAACAAAGCGGGAGCTAATGGAAAGACGGTTCCCTGCGATGCCTTCGATAAAGACGCAAAGTATGAAATGGAAATAGTACTGGACAAGGCGCAAGCCGAAGATTTACACCGTGTTATGGTTACAGCTTACAACGCTGCCAAAGATAAATCCTGGGCTGCCAAACTGCCTATTAATTTTAAGAAGCACGAGGATGGCATCATTGCTAAAACCAACCTTAAAGCTGCTTACAGCGGGCGTGCAACAAGCCCCCCTGCTCAATTTGATGCTGACAACAAGAGGCTGGGTACAGACTTCCAGCTTACTACTGGTAGTACTATTAACGTAGCTCTTGAGTTAGTCCCTTACAAGATGAACAACTGCGGTGTTTCTTTACGTCTACGTGGTGTCCAGGTTATTGACTATGCACCACTGCAAACTACTTCTCCGTTCGAGGTAGAAGAAGGGTTTACCACAGACAGTTCTCCACAAGAAGAAGCCGCAGAAGATATGTTTGGTGTAGTTGAAGAGGAAGAAGATGGTGACACCATTACCGAGCCTACCAAACGCACTAAAGATAAGGCTGAAAAGCCTGCTGACGATGATGACTTATCCGCTCTGTTAGACGAGTGGGGGAGTGATGACGACTAATGAGTTACGGGTACACCACACGGCTCAATAGTCTTAATAGACAGGCTGACAAATCCTCACTGGGGGTCAAGCTAGGCAAGGTATGTATCAAGCAAGAGATACCTGTGGCTGAAGTTGCTTCCCAGTTGGGGGTTAGCAGACAGACTATCTATAATTGGTTCCAGGGTACGCATTATCCGCACCCTGACCTGACCGATGATATAAAAGCCTTACTGACCTCGTACGCACAGTAGTATAACTGCTCAATTTACCGAGAGGACTTGGGGGGTAAGTACCCTCTGAAAATAATAATATGGAGAACATTGATTTAATACATCATGTTGTACCATCTGGAGGATGGTACTGTGCAATAGGCATACCGGCAGGGAAAAACAAAGGCCCAATTACAAAATTTACTAAAGACACTGACGAACTTAAAGCCTTATTTGAAGGGTTTATAAAGGCAGGTCATCACACTTACTTTGCCCTAGCTAAATACACCCAAGATGCTACTAAGCCGCTGCCAGCAGGTGGCCGTAAAATTGTACATGCAGAATCTTTACAGTCATTATGGTTAGACATTGACTGTGGCGCAGGGAAAGACAAAGAGATAGAACAAAGCACAGGGCTACCCAAAGGCTACGCTGGCAAGAAAGAAGGATACCAAGCAGCTAAAAAGTTTTGGAAGTTGCTAGACTTACCCGACCCCACAGTTGTGGATTCTGGGCATGGCTTGCATCTTTACTGGGCTTTCTCAGAAGAAGTGCCACGAGACAAGTGGATACCACTAGCTGACCGCCTTAAAGAAGTATGCGTAACGCAGAAGTTTGCTGCTGACCCTCATGTGTTTGACGCTGCACGTATGTTACGTGTACCCGACTCTTACAACGTAAAGACTGACCCCCCTAAGAAAGTAACAGTCGCTCCGCTTGCTGCACCTATTGACGTAGCAGTTATGCGTGAAGCCCTGGGGGTCGAAGAAGACGCTGTTGTAGAAACGAAAACACCAACTAACTTTGAGTTTGACCCCCTTAAGAATTTGTTAGATGGGGATATGTTCTACAGCTTTGCCCGCATTGCTAAACGCAGCTTGCAGGGAGAGGGGTGCAAACAGATCGCAGACTGCCTTCAGAACCGCGCAACCTTGGCTGAACCCCGTTGGTTTAACATTCTTTCTGTAGCTAAGTTTTGCAAAGACAACACCACGGCAGTCCATCTTGTATCTAAAGGCCATCCTGATTACAGTCCTGCTGCTGTAGAACGTAAGGTTGCCCACATAAAA